TGAAGCAGGTGTAGATTTTACAACATTTTTAGAACAAGCATTAGTAGATGCTTCATTAGAACTACATAATTATTTAGATGCAAGATATTCAACACCTTTAGAGAAGATGAAACAAATTGATATAGATACTGCAATTAATTCTGCTACTGCTGAATATGACCCTATTATTATAAAATCTGTATGTTATATTGCATCTGCTAATTTGATTAGAGCAAAAGAAGGTTCATCAGAAGAAGCAGATTATTATATGAGTTTAGTTACTAATTCTGAAAGGTCAGGCATATTAGATAAATTAAATGATGGTATTTATAAACTATCACATGAAGTAGATGATAAAGATAAAAGTGGTAAAATACAATACAGAGTAGATTCTAATGGTTCAATGGATTTAGTAGAACTAGATGGTGAATATGTAGGTGAACCATATGATAGATTAAAAGTATCAATAAGCACAGGTGGTGATTATGGCACAGCAGAATTTACTGTTAGTTATATGTCTGATGATCAACTTGAAGGTAAAACAACAACACCTAAAATAATATCAGGTGGTTTGCAACATTTATTTTCAGGATTATATGGTAGATTTACAGGCTCATCAGCACACACTTCAGATTATTGGATTATTGAAGTATATGGTAGCCATAGGAAACAGACAAATAAAAGCAATAGCACTATTGAATTGAGGAGATAATGGCTGTAACCTATGTTAATAATTGGTCAAACATTTTAAAGGCTTTAATGAGCAAAATTAGAGCAGAGATGAAATGTCCTGTATATAGTAATTGGCAAGAAGATAACAAGTCAAATCAGTTTATTAGGATTATACCTACAGGATCAAGTCAGCAAGAGAAGGCTACATTTATGGAAGTCAGAGAATTTAATATGCAATGTCAGTATTATTTTGTTAGAAGAAATAATAAAGATTTTCAAGAATATGTTTTAAATCAAGTAAGCATATTAGAAGCATTAATACATGATAACATTACATTAGATTTAGCAGACAATACTAAAGCAGTTAATGTTACTTTAGGTGGCTGTGATTTTGATGAAGAAGTTGATGGTTATGAAGATTATTTTATAGTGCAATGGGATTTATCTTGTACACATTTTGGAAATACAGCATAGGAGAAATATGAAAGTAAAACCATATAAAGAAAAATTAAGAAAATTTAGTGCAGTTGGTATGCCTTGTACATCTAAAGAATTTGATGATTTGAAAGATGGCAAAGAAATATCATTGCCTATAGAAGCAGCAGAACTAATGCAATCAATGGGCTTGGTTCAAATGATAAAAAACAATAAAAAAAATACTAATAAGGAGAAATAAATGAGTATAAGTAAAGTTATTAGACCTATTAGTGATGTTAGAGTTGGAATCAAGGCTGAATCAGCATTTGGTGCAGGTTTAGATAATGATGGTACAGATGGAACAGCATACAGACAGTTACCTGTGGTTCAAGTAACAAAACCAACTTTTAATGTTACTAGAGAATCAAGATTGTTATCAGGCAGAGGTTTGGTAAAGCACAAAGATGATACTATAATTAATACAAGAGGTGGTACAGTTGTAATGCCATTTGAGTGTATTGCAACACCAAAATTGTTAGCACAGCATTTAGCATTAGTGTTACAAGAACATTCAGAATCAGGTTCATATAAACATTTATTTGAAGTTGGTGGACAAGGCTCTGAAACTGCACAGATTGGTGGAACAATATCAAATAACATTCCACATACAGTTAATTTAGCATACTATCCACAAGCATCAGGTGGAACAAGAATATCAGGTGCAATGGTATCTGATCTTACTTTATCACTTGATTATGGTTCAAATGGTGGATATATGGGAATGAGTGGTAACTACTTTAGTGGGTTTTCTAATCCATTAGCAGGTGCTACATCATTAGAAACTGATTTTACTATTGGTAATTGGACAGCACCTGAAGCAACAGGATATTACAATATTGGAGATATGAGTACAAAAACTTTGACTTCAGATGGTTCAGCAAAAGATTTAGTATTAAAATCTATGAATCTTAATATAGCAAATGGTGTTAATAGAGTAGGATTTAATTCTAATGGTGATGCTGAAATGTATTCTATACCTGAATATGCTATTACAGGTGATATGACTATTAAACTAGATGATAACTTTGATTATACATCAGGTGCAAATGTAGTGCAAGATTTTCTTGATGGTGATACATTAGCAGTTGCAATAAACATAGGTGATGGCACATTATCATCAGTTGGTGAATTAAATATGCAAATGAATATTCAATACACAGGAGATCCTGCACAAGATATAAGTGAAAATGGTATATTCCATACACTTGCTTTTGAATGTGTAGATATTGGTACATCAGATAACAATGAAGCATTAGAAATTGAATTGTTTAATGGTGAATCACAATCTTCTTGGTAGAATAAATAAATAAAGGATAAGGACATGAAGAAACTCAAAATTGAGGGTGAGGGTTTTAAACCTTTTGAGATAGAAGTTAGAGAACCAAACCTTGATGAAAGAGAAGATTTAAATGCTCTTTTATATAAGATGTTTAATGAAAAGAATGGTATGTTTGGACCATCTATTAATATTATAAGAATGATGACAAAACTTACAGATGATGATATTAATAATTATTCCAATGACCAAATATTTCAAATAGCCATAGAGATTTCAAATTTTGTGAATAAAAAAAAATTGCTGAAATAATATTTTTAATAAATATTTGGATTTCTATAAAAGGTATTCAAAATGGTGGTGATAATGGCTTTGAATATCCATATAAAGCAATGTCACCTGTAGATGGAAGATATAAGTTATTTGAATCAAAAGAGGAAGTTTACAAAGAACTTGAAATGTGTTATGATGAACTTATTGAAAAAAGGATAGAAGATATTGGTGAAACTTTATATATAGAACATTTTTATTTTGCTAATACTATTGATTTATTAGATATTAAATATCAAAACATAATTAAAAAATATAATTTTAGTAAGTCCTTTAACACTCCTGCATATCCTTCAATTCAAGAAACACCTGCATCAATAATAGATGATTTTATGATTATTGATAATGAAGTAAAAAAATTTAAAATGAAGGAAAAAGAATAATGCCCAAAGATACACATATAATAGAAGTAAAAGCCACAGGTGCTAAAAAATCTGAAAAAGAAATAAAAGGTGTAAGTGGTGCTTTAGGTGGACTTGCTAAACAAGCAGGTGTAGCAGCAGCAGCATATTTTGGATCACAAGCATTATTGCAGGGAATTAGGTCATCAATAGATTTGTTTGCTCAACAAGAAGTTGCAGAAAAAAAATTAAGATTTGCAGCAGGAGCATCTACTGAAGAATTAATAAGACAAGCAAAATCATTGCAACAGGTTACAAGTTTTGGTGATGAAGCAATTATAGCACAACAAGCATATGTGAAATCATTAGGTGTATCTACAGAGCAAACAAAAGAAATAGTAGCAGCATCAGTTGATCTTGCAGCAGCAATGGGCATATCACTTGAAAGTGCTGTCATGAATACTACTAAAACATTAAGTGGTATGCAGGGTGAACTTGGTGAAAAGTTACCTGCTGCATTTAAACTTTTAACAGCAGAACAATTAAAAGCAGGTGAAGGTATAAAATTTATAAGAGAACAATTTAAAGGTACTGCTGAAGTTGAAGCAAAATCTATGACAGGACAACTACAACAAATGAAAAATGCTGTAGGTGATGCAGGTGAAGCATTAGGTGAAACATTAGCACCTATTGTAGTTACTATAGCAGGAAAACTTAAATCAGCAGCAGAAGCATTTCAAAGTTTTATATTTAATACTACAGCAAGTGATACTGAAATTGCTATAAAAAATTTAAAAGAAATGGGAATTGACACTACTACATTAGAACTTAATATGGTTAGGCTTGAAAAAAATAAAGCAATGTCTGCTTTAGGAGAAAGTGTAATTACAGTAGGCACTAACATGGACACAGTAGTCAGTAAGCAAAATGAGTTAAATTCTGCAAATGAAAAACATTTAGAAAGCATGAATCAAAGAGTTGCATTAGAACAAGAAATATTAGAAGCAACAGGTGGACAAAAAGATTTAGAAGAAATTTTATTAGATGCACAATTACAAAAAGGTGAAGTATTATCTTTTGCACAAATACAAAGGTTAGAAGAATTAAAAGCAGCAAGAGAAGCATTTGAAACTGAACAATTAGAACATGAAGCAAGAATAGAAAATATACAAAAAGAAATAGAAGAAAGACAAAAACTAGAAGAATTAAGATTAAATGAAGTTGCATTAGAAGAACAATTAGGTGTTAATAATAAAAAAAATACAGAAGATGAAATAAAAGATGAAGGCAAAAAATCTAAAATAAAAGATAAACTTTCTAAACTTGATCTTAAAAATAAAGGTACAATTAAAGAAAAGATTAAAGAACTAGATGTTTTTGAAAAAGCAAAAGATATTAAAGAAGGCATAAGAACTGCTTATGGAATTGGTGCTGATGCTTTTAGATATGGAACTAAACTTGGTGGACCTGTTCTTGGTGCAGTATTAGGTGCTGTAGGTTTAGCAGGTGGTTTAGCATATCAAAAGAAAATTATGGCTGCACAATATGGTGCTGATTTTGTAACATCAGGTCCTCAATTAATGATGGTTGGTGAAGGTAGTGGACCTGAAAGAGTGCAAGTAACACCACTTGTTGATGAAAATATTAATGGACCACAAGGTGGCAATATTAATCTTACTATAAATTCTCCTATAATGTCAGAAGAATATACTGAAGAAGTTATAATTCCACAGATTAAAGAAGGATTAAGATTAGGTGGAGATATAGGAATTTAATGGCATTAATAAGTCAAAACTTTAAGAATGATACTGTAAGCACTACTATTGATGTAAAACCATTAATTGTACTTGCTACACAAGATTTAGAAAATGATAGATATAATATATTAGATGTTTTTTCAACTGATAATGTTGTTTTAAAAGACAATTATGATAATAGTCATCAAGCAAAAGAAATATTAGATAAAATATCATCTATAAAAAATGCTGTAGATTATGATAAAAAAAGATTAAAAATAAACACATTTAGATTTACTCTTAAAAATTATTTTGATCCTACAAAAACATTAACAAGTTCAGATAAATATAAAGTAAAAGAAGGTGAATTGCCTGATAATAAATTTGTTGGTACTTATGTTATTTTATATTATAAATCACAATCTACAAACACTATTAATATAGATTTAAATCCTACTTTGTCTAATGATGATTGTTCTATTATGTTTACAGGTATAATAAATAGAGTAGATCAAGATGACAAGTCAATTAAAATACAAGCAGAAGATAATGTTCAAAGTTATATATCAGATGTAAGTTTACCAAGAGCAAAAGCAAATGATATACTATTAACAAACAAATTTACAAATTTAGAAAAAGATGGTGTTATATCAATGACTTATGGCAGAGCAGATAGAGTGCCTACATATGTTATAAATGGTATAAGTTATGTAGATTTATATAATACAGCAGGATTTTATACTACAAGAAAAAATTTAACAACACAAGGAATACCTTTTCCTGTATATGGCACAACTTCTGTAGTTAAAGGTAGCAATGATTATATTTCAAAACAAACTAATAGTGTTCCAACTTCAGGATATATAAATGCAGAGGAAATAGAATATACAGAACAATTAACAGGGGATATAATACCAGAATTAACTAGACCTCATGATGCTCCTGATTTTCAAGCAACAGGTGTAGATTTTGTTGTTCCTATAGGAGCAGTTTCTGATTTAACAGGTCATAATTCTATATTTAATTTAACAACAGATTGGCACATTGAAGATTATGGTGGTTATTTTTATAATTTTCAAACAAGAAATGAGTTAAAATATTACAGAGAAGATGATACATATTTAATAGAAAATACAAGTTTAGGTTCAGGTTGGGGTAGCCCTATTTTTTATCACCCTTCTACACATAATCATAAAGATGGAAGGTGGAAAATTTATTTTTTACCTCAAAAAATAAAAGTTTCTTCAATAATGGGTTTAAATAATTATCATTTGCCACAAGAAGAACAATCATCATCTGCTGCTTCTGAATTAATAATAAAACCATTAAATGGAAAACAATGGAAAGACATTATAGAAAACAATATGAACTTTCATAATATATATCATGATATACCAATAGATAGTGAAGCAATTTATGAAGGCACAGGAACTATTGTATTGCAATCTAAAACAACTGCTGATTTTAGTACAAGTGAACTCTATACAGAAGGTAGCCAAGATATAGAAGTAGATAAAATAATAATGTTTGAATATTTTAATAATGGTTCAGAAGGTCCTGTTACAGTATATGACATGGGTCAGGCTTCAGAATATGTAAATCAAAATCAAGGGCAAGGTGTTTATAAAAGATGGACAGGTATTGGTGAAATTGCTGTTAAAGAAATTGTACAAGATGGTGCAATTAGATATTCAAGTGTTATTGGAAGAAAAGATGCAGGTTCAACAGAGAACTTACAATTAGTAAATAATTTAATAGAATGGCAACAACAGAACCTAACAGAAGATGATGTCACTTTGTCTATGGTTATTAATGGAGCAGATGAAACAATACCTACAGATTTTGAAAATTGGACTACTGCAATAGAAACATATTTAAATGGAGTAGTAAACACAGAAATAGATGGAAGTATATATTGGTATGGAGATAATTGGGAATCATTTACTGTGTCTTTTTCACAGCCAATATGTTCAGGTCTTATGGTAGCAAATGAAGGTAATATACCTTATGGTTTAGGACAAGGTCAAACTACAGATTTTATAATTGGTGATTCTAATATTTTTAATATAGATGATAACAAACTTATGAAGATTAGAAATGTTTGGAGTTATTTATTTGAACAATCTTTTACTAAAATTATGAATAATGTTTTAGAATATGAAGCAAGACAATATTTAAATGCAAAAGTATCAGAAGGAGTAGATGTATATATTTCAACAGAGCCATTACAAAATAATATGTCTGATGTTTATCATGTTTATCATGAAGTTTTTCATGGTGAAGAAATAGTTGGTTATTATAATTTTAAACAACAATTAAGCAAAATGATGCAAAATATTTTCTTATCACAAAATGAAAATTATCATTTGTATGGTTTAATAGATGAATCTCCTACTTACTTTCAAGACAAGTGGAACAATGATTATGCAGATTTAAGAAAGTGTTTTTATAGAAGAATGTTAAAGTTTATCTATCAATCAGATTTAAATTATGATCCTGTAGATGATATGTTTAATTTTCAAGTAGATTACAATCTAAATACTTTTGATATAGATGATTTTGTAATACATATAATAACTTATGTTGATGATGTTTTAAACACAATTAATAAAGGTGTATTTGATTATTTGTCAGCACAAAATGAAGAAAGAAATGGTATATATGAATTTGGTTTGCAATATAATGATATAACTACTTTAGAAAATGAGATAAGACAATATGGTACAATTTATGAGTATGAATATCAAACTGATAGTATTATTAATAAACCTATAGATATTATAATTGACATTTTAAGGAGGGAAATGGATTTTGGTGTTAATGATAATGGATTTCTAGATACTACATTTTATGATGAGCAATCTATATATAAATCAAGAGATGTTTATTCTAATTGGAAAATGGGTTTTTGCATACATGAAGAAATAGATGGTAAAAAATTAATAGAAAACATTTTATCTGAAACTATGAGTTATTTTACTTTTACTCCTGATGGTAAATTTTCATTAGTTACTTTAAAAGAAAAATACACAATAAAAGATATTGATCATTTTATAAAAGAAGATGACATTTTAAAATATAAATTTTCTAAAACAAAAAAAGAAGATTTAGTATTGCAAAGTAAATTGTTTTATAGATATGATAATGGTTATGGTAAATATTTATTTTCAACTGAAACATTAAAAATAGAAAATTTATTGCCTAATTATGATGGCTACAATTACTACAATTTAAATGAAACAACAGGCTATAAAGAAAGAAATTTAAGATACCATTCTGAAACAGATACAGTTAATTTATATCATAAAAATTATTTATTAAATAATTGCAACCAACATTTACAAGTAAAATTAGAATTGCCACTTAATTATGCAGATGTAAAAATAGCAGACATAATTAACTTACCATTAATTAATAATGATGTAGTTTTTGGATTAGATTATAGCAAAGTGCAGATGTTAAATGGACAGCCTATTTATCCTGCATTTATAGTAACATCAGTAGATATTAAATTAGATAAAGTATTATTAGAAGCATATCAATTACATTATTTAGGAACTGATGGATTGCATGGATTTGCATTAGAAGGTGAAGAACTAACAGTAGTTGGTAATTTGAATGAGTACAATTCAAAATATCCTGATATACATAATTGGAATTATATAAAAGAAGAAGATAGAAGTCCTGATTATACATATATACAAGGTGCAGAGATACCTTATGGTGATGCTAATGCAGATGGTAATATAGATGTTGCTGATTTAGTGTCAGTTGTAAATCATGTTTTAGGAATACAAACACTTAATGAAGGTGATGCAACAAGAATTTCTAAATATAATTTTAATACTAAAACTATAAATCCAACTGCTGATGTTATAGATGTTACAAAAGTAGTTGAGCTAATGGATACAATGTGGGAATAGCATGATAAATACACTAAACATAGATAAACACAATGTAAGTTTGCAAACTGAATTGCATTATAAAGCAATAGAAATTATATTTCAAGGCAAATTATCTATAAAAAGTTTATTACCTAATGATTATTTATTAAAAAAGGGTGTTGGTAAATTAATCATATTAAAGTTTAATCAAAATGAAGAATTGTTTAAAGATTTATTTAGTTACACAGGTGCTTGTATTATTATAGAAGCAACATTGATAGATTCAGAACTTAATAAACATAAATTATCAATAAATACAAACTATTTAACTACATGGAATAGAATGACCACTACACTAAAACAAGATGGCACACAATTAGTTAAAACATGGGAAGGTTTATCTGATAATTATGAAAAGTTAAATGGATCAATAAGGAATGATGGATATGAAAAAACTATTTATATAGATGATGGAACTAAAACTAATACTAAAATACAACAAAAAATTATGACATATCCTAACACATATAAAAAAGATAGAAATATAAAGATTTTAGGCAATCAATACACAGATGGTGCAAAATACAAAGAAAAGGGCAAAAACACACCATATAAAGGCTTATATCATGTATATTTAGATACATTAAAGGTGATGACAGGTGAAATGCCACAAGAATCATCAAAACAATTAGTAAAATTAACAAAAAAGAAAACTAAAGGTTTAGTTAGAAAAATTAGAAGGAGTTATTAATGGCTATTGCAAATTACCAAATCCCTACCAAATTAACATTTTATCCAAGTTATCTGCAATATGCTTATGCAGCAGGACTTATTAATGGTGTAGATTTTAACACACAAAATGACATTACAGAAGAAGATATTTATAAGTTGGCAATATTAGACCCATCAAATACAAGCAAGTTTGAATTTGCATTAGATGATTATATAGCATTTGATTTAAAAAACACTAATTGGAATTTTGATTTTGGTATGATGTTAGGACATGATGCTTTAGAAGATGGTATATTTTTATTGCCTAATGCTTTTAGTAAAACAGAAGAAGGAATGGTGCAAGACCAAGTATTATCTACATCAGCATTAGTTAATTGGTTTGATTCACCTTCTGCTTTAATAAATGGTTGGAGTGCTTTTACAATGTCTAACCTACCTAATGATAAAAATGGCATAGGATTAAATTGTGCTAATCAAGGTGGTGTTATTAATATTGGTAGTTTGGTTTTTGGTAAATCTTGGACAGCACCACAGAATGTAGATTTAAATGCAAGTGTTAGTTATAACTATGGTTATAGTCAAAAGAAAACTATTGGTGGTAAAACTATATCACAAATGAATTATTACAAGCAATCTAAATGGTTATTAGATGCATGGGAACTTTCAGATACAAAATCAGATACAAGAACAGAAGCAACTGAATCAAGAAATGGATTAAGAACTTGGACAGCAAGTTGGAGTTTCTTGCAAGATAAATACACAATGAATCAAAATAATATGCAAAATAGTAAAGGGTGGTCAGTTGATGATAGTAGTGAATATGCTACAGGTGCAGATGGAACAAGTTTATACAATTCAAGTGATGGCATAGATTTTTTTACATCTGTTATTAAAACCACAATGGGTGGGCATCTTTCTTGTATTGTAAAAATATCTGAATCTAATAATCCTGATCAATGGGCAATAGTTAGGATTAAGAAATATCAAATAAGTCAGAAAAGTCCTAAACTAATAGATGTTAAATTGACTTTGGAAGAACAAGTATAGCCTAAATGTCCTTATCCTCTAATGGCTATGGAAATGCCCTGCATTATGTATGTGTGCAGGGTTTTTTCTCCTCTATAAATTAAAAAAACTTAAAAAAAAATTAAATTAATTGTTGCAAATGTCCTTAAAGCAATATTAAGTTATTAGTGTTGTAAGGGAAACAAATTAAAAAATGGAGAGTAACAATGTTAACAGAAAAAGAAATGATTAAAATATTTGAAGATAAAAGTTGGGATAAACTAAATAAAAAAGAATCAATCCAATTTGATAATTTTATGTTTGGTGAAGAATTTATGAAATCTGATGATAAAGGTAGTAAAAAGCAATATAGAATATAAATAATAGGGAAAAGGAGAGTAACAATGAAATTTTTAAGCATAAAAGAAACAAGCATAAAATATTCAATTAGACAAGATATATTAAAAATGAATAAAACACAATTAAAACTTGTTATAGAATCAATTAATAAAAGAATTGAACAATTAAATGAGGAAAAGTAACAATGAAAAATAAATTTGAATTACAAATAGTTAGATTTTTTACTTGGTTAATGTTTTTTGTACTAATTGCATTAATATCAAATCACTTAATCAGAGGATTAAATTGGCTACCTTTGTGCATACTATTATTACCTTCATTTATGATGGTTAATATTATAGAAAAGGAGTTTGAATAATGTTTAATTATCCTATAGACCCTAATTCAGATAAGTTTGAATTTTTCTTGAATTGGCTTGTAGATGAAAAAGATTTTAGTGGTAAAGAAATTATTGATGTGATGTATGGTTCACATAGATATGTAGGTAAAATGAATGAATATTTAAAATGGGAGGATAATAATGGACATTAAGGCTTTAGCAAAAGAATATAATTTAAAGCATGAGGATTTTTGGAAATGTCATAATAGTTGGATATTAACACATGATGCTTGTACAAAGATAGGACACATGGAAAACATTAAATTGATTAAGATAGAATCTATATATCAATCTGAAACTTCTTGTAGATTTTTAATTACAATGGGAAGGTTTAAAAATGATACTTGTCTTAATAGCATTACAACAGTTGGTGAAGCAGATACTAAAAGTGTAAAAATGCCTTACATTGCATCAATGGCAGAAAAAAGAGGGTATGATAGGGCTATATTAAAATTAATTAATGCTTATGAATATGGTATATATTCAGAGGTAGAAGCAGAGGACTTTAAAAAGGAGAATAATAAATGAAAATAAGTAGAATGAATAAGGGCAGTTATGGTAAAGTTAGAGCATTCTTTGACCTTGATACTAAAGAAGGCTTTACAATTAAAGGTTTTAAAATAGTAGAAGGTATCAATGGTTTGTTTGTATCTATGCCATCTCAAAAAGATAAAGATGGTGAGTATCTTGATACAATATTTGCATCTAAAGAATTAAGAGCAAAACTAAATGAACTTGCTATTAATCATTATAATGGTAATGAAGATCCAAATATTAAATCAATGACATTAGATGAAGTAAGAGCAAAAAGAACTAAAATGAGTGGTGGAATGTCTGAACAAGCAAGATTACAGGAATCTGATTCTCTTGCTGATTTAGATGATGTACCATTTTAATTAAAACTTGGCAGGGTGCATGGTTTCCTATTACACACCCTATTGTTACTCAACTCTGTGTACCCTGCTTCCCTATTCTAAAAGGAGAATTAAATGAATGAATTAATTAATACTGATATGTTCACACTAAAAATGTGGCTTACAGAAAATGAAAGAAGTGCATCTTGGCTTGGTAGAAAATGTAATGTATCTGCTACAACTGCACATTATTGGATTAATGGTAAATACAATCCAACTAAAAAACATCTTGTTAGAATTAATGAGATAACAGGGCTAAACTTATGAAATATAAAACTATATATGCTGATCCTGCTTGGTCTGAAGTGGGGGGGGGTAAAATTAAGAGAGGTGCTGATAAACATTATTCAGTTATGAAAACAAAAGATATTATAAATATGAAACATTTGGTTGGTAAAGTTAGTGATGAAAATTGTCATTTATATCTTTGGGTAACAAATAATTTTCTTAAAGATGGCTTAAAAGTAATGGAAGAATGGGGATTCAGATATGTAACTATGATTACTTGGGCAAAAGATAGATTTGGTTTAGGTCAATATTTTAGAGGTCAAACAGAACAATGTTTGTTTGGAATAAAAGGAAAGTTGCCATATAAAGTAGTTGATGGTAAAAGGCAGCAATCAACAACTTTAATAAATGCTAAAAGACAAAAACATTCTAAAAAACCATTAGAAATGTATGAATATATAGAAAAAGTAAGTTATGGTAATTATTTAGAATTGTTTGCAAGAGAAAAAAGAGATGGTTGGGATAGTTGGGGAAATGAAATTAACAAAATGGAGTTTTAAAATTATGAGTGGTTGGATCAGTTTACATAGGAAGATACTAAAGAATCCTATATTAAAAAGAAACAAACAATATTCTAACTTTGAAGCATGGGTATGGTTATTATTAAGAGCAAACTATGATGATGCTAAAGTGCTTATAGGTGGCACTTTATATAGGCTTAAAGAAGGACAAATGATTACATCATTAAAGAAACTACAATTACAATTTGGTTGGGGTAATAGTAGATTAAATACTTTTTTGAAATTGCTTAAAGATGATGGAATGATTGATTACAAATCTAACACACAACTAACACAGATAACTATACTAAATTATAGTGAGTTACAAGGATTCCAAACTGCAAACAAATCACAACCAACCCACAAACAAACTGCAACCAAATCACAACCAAATACAAATAATAAGAATATAAATAAAGAGAATAAAGAAATAAGAACACATAAATTTTTTAAGAAAGTTGAGCATATCTTTAATGAAAAGTATAATGTGTATCCTAAATCTATATTAGCAGAGTTTTGTGATTATTGGACAGAATCTAATCCTAATGGTAGGCAATTAAGATTTGAACAGCAGAAAGTATTTGATATAAGTAGAAGATTAAGCACATGGATCAAAAGAAGCAATACTGATGAAACAGAACTTGTAAAGAAAGAACAGATAGTACAACAAAGGTACAAGGAACAGCAGGAAAGATTAAGAAAAGCAAATACTGATGTAGCATCTGATGATGAAAGAAAACAAGCACTAGGACTAAAATAAAGGATAAGGACAATGGCAAGTAGATTTGATAGTGTAGAAAAAAGAATGGAGTTTAATGCTCCTGAAAAGTATTTTGAATACAAAATGGACCTTATAAAAAGAAAATATATAAATTATGGATTACATAGTGGTTTTGGAAGAATAGATAGGTTTGTAAGAAATACACCTGATTACATTTTACAAAGTGGTGATTATAATACCACACCACATTTTGTTGAAGTAAAAGGCAGTAGATATAATTTTAAAATAAAAGTAAATGATTATAGAGAATATGTAAAATGGAATAAAATAATGCCATTAGATTTTTATTTTTTTTCTTATGAATATGAAGAAGGTAAATTTGTTGGATTTGATAAAATACAAGAAAAGCAAACATTAGCAGAAACAGGTATGTATGATGACAATAATGAAGAATATTTTATAGTAAAATGGAGTGATGTATGAGCAATATGGTTAAGAAGAATCTTAAAATAAAAGAAAAAGTATGTAAAAATTGTGGAATAAAAGTAGATGATGATAATGGTGCAAGGGTAAATGGTTATTTAAAAAGGCAATGCAGAGAATGTAGAAGAAAATTCCATAATGAACTTAATAAAAAGAAAAGAGATAGATTAAAACTATTTAAGGAGTGGTATGGATAGTGATATATTAGAAGTTAAAAAGAAAATACCAAGTGGTAATCAGATCATAAGAAACCATTGGGCAGTTAACAGAAGAAATAAACAAGAATGGGCATTGCTTGTAAGGAATCAAATGAGGTTAAGAAAAGTAAAAAAAGCAACTGCTGATGATAAATATACTTTACTGATTATATCCTATAGGAAAAGAAAATTAGATAAGGACAATCTATATACAGGTTGTAAATCATTAATAGATGCTTGTGTAGAAGAAGATTTAATATTTGATGATTCACCTGATTATGTGGATCTAAAAGTTGAGCAATATAATGCTAAAGAAGAACATACAATGATAATTAGAAAGATTATAAATGATTGATTTAATATTAGATGATTGTATGAATGTAATGAGTAAATATGAGGATAATCACTTTGACTTGGCTATTGTAGATCCACCTTATGGATTAGATGTTGATAGTTGGGATATAGTAAAACCAACAAGACCAAACTATACAAAAATGGTAGAGCAAGGATATAAAAAATATAAGTATAAAGGTTGGGATAAAGAAATTCCTAAAAAAGAATATTTTAATGAATTGTTCAGGGTATCCAAAAATCAAATTATATGGGGTGGGAATTATTTTACAGATTTTTTATATGCAAGTAGAGGTTGGGTATATTGGAACAAAGGAGATTCACACATAAAATCATTTAATTTTTCACATGGTGAACTTGCATGGACAAGTTTCAAAAAAAGATTATTAAGTTATCAAATATCACCTTTTCATAATACAAGAGGTGGAAAAGACAAAATACACCCAACAGAAAAGCCTGTAAAATTATATGAATGGCTATTACATAACTATGCAGAAAAAGGGCAGAAGGTATTAGATACTCATTTAGGAAGTGGTAGCATAGCAGTAGCAGCACATTATTTTGGAGTAGATTTAGTGGGTGTAGAAATAGATGAAGAATACTATAACAAAGCTAAAGAAAGAGTAAATGAATTAACAAAACAAGAAACATTGTTTTAGTAATTGTTTTTATAATATATTAATAATGTTATATTACAATTACATATTATGGCTAAAAATACACAAAATAAAGAAGATAAAGTAACACCTGTTACACTTTCTGATAAAAAAGAAAAGTTTCTTAAAGCATATAAAAGTAGTGATTGTAATGTTGCTAAATCATGCAGAGCAATTAAAATATCAAGGCAGACATACTACAGATGGAAAGAGGATCAGCAATTTAAAGATGCTTGTTATGAGATAGAAGAAGGATTGATAGACAATGCAGAAAGTAAACTGCAAGACCTAATTAACAAAGGCAATCCTGTAGCCATATTTTTTTATTTAAAAACTAAAGGCAGAAGCAGAGGGTATGATGAAAGACAAACTATTGACATAAACAAACCATTTGATAAGATAGAACTTGAAGGCATCTAATCTAATATTAAAAAAAGAGAACTACTTGCCACACCAATGGGATTTCCTAACAAAGAAAGGTAATCCAAAAGCAAGAATAAGTGCATTGGTTGGAGGTTTGGGCTGTGGAAAGTCAAGAGCCTTAATAAGTAAAACTGCTATGTGTTTAGTAAACAAAGTAAGTCCTACTACAGGCAAATCAAATGGCTTGATCTTATATCCTACTTACTCATTAGCAGATGAAGTATTTGTACAGCCTTTTATAGAATTGCTAGAGAAGTGCAATATACCTTATACTTATAATATTGCATCACATAAGTTTAGAACTGTATATGGTGATATTAAAATATATGTCACTAATCAGGCACATAAGATTGTTGGTAGTAATTATACATGGGCAGGAGTTGATGAATTAGATATTGAATCATATAAGAATGCTGATATTGCTATATCAAAAGCATTGGGTAGGTTGAGAGGTTGTGAAGATGCTGAACTATTTATTACTACTACACCTGAAGGTTATTCTTTTTGTTATGACTTTCTTATTACTAAAGCATCACCTGATAAAGTTTTGATACATGGTAAGACAACAGACAATCCTTATCTACCTAAATCTTACATACAATCTTTAAGAGATAATTATGATGAGAACTTATTAAAGGCTTATCTTGATGGTGAATTTACTAACTTACAAAAAGGAAATACATATCATGGTTTCAGTAGAGAAAAAAATGTTAAAGAATGCTTATACAATAGAAGTAAACCAATCCATGTGGGCTGGGATTTCAATCTATTACCACAATGTGTGTGCATCATACAAGAACAACCACATAGTCCTAACATACAAGTCATAGATGAAATACAGTTAGATACTGATGGAAGTGGTGATGTATTAACAGAAAGAATGTGCAGAGAAATTAAGAGAAGATACCCTAACACAAAGTACAATGCTTATCCTGATGCAACAGGTGCAGCAAGGCATTCATCTGCAAGATATAGTGATATAGAAATTATAAGAAGAAATGGTTTTATGGTTCATGTAAGGCACATTAACCCATTAGTAATTAATAGAGTTAATAGTATGAACAACAATCTTGCTAAAGATAACATGATAATTGATCCTAAATGTAAAGGACTTATAAGAGATTTAGAACAGGTAGTAAACAAAGAAGGCACAAGAGATATAGACAAGACAACTAATAAAGAATTAACACACTTATCAGATGCACTAGGTTATTATGTTGATTATAAACACCCAACTGTTAAGCCTGTGTTAGGTACAACTGATAGATAAAAGGAGCAAGGTATGATTCCAAATGCAGGTGAATTAGCAGTATTAATGAGCAAGTTTGATGTAGCACAGAAAAGAAAGAATAGGTGGAAGCAGTCAAGATATGAAGCAATGGATTACTACAAAGGTGATACTAATGAATATACATCACATTACTTTAGTAATTCTACATTACAAAAGGTAGTAACAGGCAATGTTAATGTTACTAAAAGAGTAATAGACAGAGTGTCTTTAGTATATATGACACCACCTAAAAGATTATATACTAATGAAGAAACATCTAATCTATTTATTGATAAAGATTTAAAACTACAAAGGCTTGAAAGAATAACTAACCTGCTTGATGCTGTGCTTTTAAAACCATGTTGGAGAATGGGTGAAAATGGTGGACACATTGAATATGATATTATATGGGATTATGAACCTATGTTTGATGAAGATCCATTAAATCCTACTGCTATAGTGTACCCTATTGCAAAGAAATCATCTGTGCTAGATACTACTCCTGAACTATGGTCATATTGGGATTCAGAGAATCATTTTACTTTTGATGCTAATGGCAAGATATACACTAATGAAGATAACCCTGATATGTTTAATCCATATGGCAGGTTACCATTTGTTGAATGTTACAGAGAAGGCAAACCTGAAATGGATTATTTAGATACTAATTCATCTAGTGATTTGATTGCTACTAATCTATCTATCAATGTAGCAGAAACAAATAAGAATGCTAATGTAATGTTCCAATCATTTGGATATATGTTTGTTAATGGATCTGGAATAGATAAAGATAGTATTGAAGTTGGACAAGACAAGATCAATTTTCTTGGTGTAGATGGTACTATAAACATAGTAACACCACCCAATGCAATACCTGCACTTGATGAATCAATTAAATCATCATATAAGATGTTAGCACAGAACTATCACTTGCCTACTTCTTTTGTTGAAGGCACTACTGCTGAATCAGGAGTAGCATTAAGATTAAGAAACCAAGAACTGCAAGATGATAGGAAGTCAGATGTTACAAGATGGAGAAACCTAGAACATGAATTGTTTGAATTAGAGAAACTAATGATAGCAGTAGAACTTGGTAAAGATGCAGGTGATTTAGAAGATGTTGATTTTAGTGAATCAGTAGATATACTATCAGACCAAGAGCAAAGAGATAAATGGGAATGGGAACTATCACATGGTCTTATTGATAAGGCTGATATTATGATGCAAAAGAATCCTGATTTAACAAGAGAAGAAGCAGAAGATTATCTGTTTGATAGAAAAGAACAAGAGTTAGAAACAGAAGAAGCAGAAGCACCACAAAATACTTTGCTTGAAGCATTAGCAAAGCCTGTAGAATAATGGCTGAATATCAAGGCAAACAAGTTAAGTTAAACAAACCTTCAAGGATTACTAAAGGACAAGCAGGATATGGTAGAAAGAAGTTCCAAGTTTATGTGCAAGATGGTGATAAAGTAAAGAAGGTTATGTTTGGTGATCCTAATCTATCTATAAAAAGATTTAGTGATGCTAATAGAAAGTCATTTAGGGCAAGGCATAAGTGTGATAGCAATCCACCTAAAGATAAAACTAAAGCAAGGTATTGGAGTTGTAGGTTTTGGGAATCTAAAAAGACAGTATCAGAACTACTTAAATAATGGCTAACCAATCAGACATAGACAATTCAGCACAAATAATTGCAGACCTTGTAGATAAAGCAAGAACAGAATTAGTTAATGATTTATATAAACTTGGATTAAACACAGATGATGCAACAGCATTTGCCCAATCATTGCTTGATTTAGATGTAGAAGGAACTTTAAAAAAGAAACTACAAAAGGCTACATCAGCATATGCTAATGCACATAGGCAAGTATTAGAATCAACTATTGGCTTTGCAGAAATAGAAGCAGCCACATTAACTACATTTGCACAATTAAATGAACAAATATTTGATAACTCAATTATAAGAACTATATCAGGCAATATAAAAACAGAAGTATCAAAAGGAATATTAGCAGGATTGACAGCAGATGAAATACTAGTAAATGTATCAAGTTCAAGTATATCTAATGCACAGATGCAAACACTTGTTAATACTACACTAAATTCTTATTCAAGAACAATTACAAATCAAATGATGAATGTAGCACCTGCAAATACAAAGTATGTTTATATAGGACCTGTAGATGAGAAAACAAGACCTGAATGTTTATCTATGGCAAGTGCTGGAAGAATAACAGAATCACAAATAAAATCAAAATTTGGTGCTTCTGTATTAGTAGATGGTGGTGGATTTAATTGCAGACACAAATGGGAAATAGCATCTAGTGAAGGAGTAGAACTATTTGAAGGAGATAAAGTAAATGCTTGATCTTAAATTCTTTTTAAGAGTAGGACCTAATACAAGAGATAGATATAGAAAGCATATCTTTGAAGATGCTAAAGATGTTTTTGGTAAGTCATTCAAAGGCTATACAAAAAAATATAGTGAAAGAAAAAAAGCAAACAAATTTAAAAGACAGGCATCACAATATGCAAGTAGCAATGCACCTGTATTAACATCTGATTTATTAAGAGATTTTAGTTTAATCAAAACAATGACAAATGGATTCCAATTAGGATTTGCTGCATTTGGTGCAAGAGTACAACATTTAAAAAAGATGGGCAGAGTATTGTCAGCACCTAACCAAGCATTGCCTAATGGTGTAATCCAATATTTAAGTAAAGAAGCAAGTATATATATTAAGAAGAAATTGCCTAAAGGTAAAAAAAGATATAGAATTGGAAAATAATTTTATATATATTATGATTAAGATTTTTCAACAATAACTCACAAAAGAGGTACAAATGTCAGAAGAAAAAGTAGAAACTCAAGCAACTCAAGATACAGAGGTTAAAAATCCCAGCACAAATGCTGAACAAAAAAATGTTCCATATGATAGATTTGCAGAAGTTAATCAAGCAAAAAATGATCTTGCAACTCAAAATGGTAAACTCCAAGCACAGATTGATAAGATGAATGAAACTCAAAAGCAACAACAACAAGCAAAACTTGTAGAAGATGGTAAACTACAAGAAGCACTTGGTATTGTTAGCAAAGAAAGAGATACATTTAAAACACAGGCAGAGCAATGGAATCAATATCAGGCTGATAAAAGAGAATCATTAATGGGCAAATTAACTGATGACACAGATAAATCTATTGCAGAAGGCTTGAATGATTTAAATAAACTAGAAACATATGTTAATAAAGTTACTAATGTTAATTCACCATCAACATCAACTGCAAGAGCCACAAGTGGTAAAACAGGAGATATGGGTGGCTATTCTTCTTGGGAAGAATTTGCTATGAAAGACCCAAAGGGTGCTGAAAAAGCAATAGAAGAAAGCACAGTAAACTTTATTAAATAAAACTCTGTCAAAATGAAGGCTAACAAGCAGTTGAAAGACAGATAAATATTTAGGAGTATTTCATGGCAAATACAGATGTAGGTGTTGCAGCAGGTGGTTTAGGAAAAACCATTGCAGCAGCAATAGTTCAATTTAACAAAGCATCAGTTACTCCTGCTACTATTTCAATGGCAGCAGCAGTTAAAGGATCAAACACAGTTCAATTTCCTGTTTATAGCAAATTAGCAACAAGTGCTGTTACTAATGAAGCAACAGGAGATGAAGATACAGAAGTAGCAGCAACAAGCATTACAACTGCTGCAACTAATGTTGAAGTATTAAGAAATCATATTAATGCAAGAGTAACAGACCTTGCTGCATATGGTAACTCTGATGCTTTAATGGTGAATGCAGGGCAAGTGCTTGGTAATGCAGTAGCAGCAGAATTTGACACAAACATATGTGCTTTATTTGATGGCTTTGCAACAACTAAAGGTTCAGATGATTCTTTAAGATTCCTTGATATTATGGATGCAGTTGCTTCATTAGAAACTAATGATGCTCCAAGACCATATTCAGCAGTATTACACCCACAACAAATGTATGGTTCATTTGGATTATCAAATGAGTTGGCTTTAACAGCAACTAATTCAAGTGTAGGTGCATTTGCACATGGTGGTGCATCTTCTGTAGGTGAGCAGTTTTATGGTGCAGGATTTGTAACTTCTCTTGCAGGTATAGCATTCTATACTTCACCACAAGTTGCAGATGGTGATACAGGCAGAAAAAAAGGTGCAATCTATGCTAAAACAGCATTAGGTGCAGGTTACATTGATTTTGGTGGTGGTAACTTTATTGAGTTAAGAACTGAAAGAAATGAACTTGGTGCATCAACAAACTTGGTTGCAAATGGTTATTGGGCAGCAAGTGAATTAGTAGATTTACATGGTGTAGAAATACATACTGAAATCTCATAGTAAGCAGTAAGTAAGTAATGACAAGCAAAAGGGTGGCATTGTTGGAGTGCCACCCTGATGTATAAAAATTATGGCTGATAAAAAAAATATTATAAAAAAAGATAGACCAATAAAAGATATTGGCAATTTAAACAATAAAGAATTTGGTTGTGAACTTGATCCTAATAAAAAACTATGCTTAACTGAAGATAAAGATAAAGGACAACAAGCATATTATAAAGGTTCAAAGATGAAGTACATGGATTATATGCAAGAAGTAACTGATAGAATTAGCAGAAATAGAAATGGAAAAGGTGTTGAAAACATTGGTTTCTTTGGTGGTGTAAATTTTGATAAGAATGGAAAAATTATTAAATCTTAAATGGAGAAATAATGAAAGAAAATAAAAAAGAAGTTAAAAAAGAAAATAAAAAAGCAGTTAAAAAAGCAGTAAGCAAAGTAAAGATAACTAAACCAAGTGGCAATGTTATTTACAGAGAAAGTTATGAAGGTTTAGCAAAGCAGTATGAATCTAAAGGCTGTAAAGTAGAGGAGGTTTGATATGCCATATGGTAAAAGTAATTATAAAGTAATAAGAGTAACACCTACATTAGACACAAGTGAATATGTAGCAGGAGATGTTATATTTAATTCTGTAGCAATACCTAATGCTGTAATTGGTAATGGTGGTTGTTCTAAATTAGTAGCTGCATTTGTACAGAGTGAAAATGCAACTAATCTTGAATGTGAAATAATATTTACACAAAGTGCTGCAACTTTTGGAACTGTTAATGCAACAGCAAACATTTCAAGTGCAGATTTAAGAACAGCAGGAATGCTAGGGTATATGTCATGTGAAGCAGCAGATGATACTACTAATTTTCTTGATAATTCTGAAATAAAAAGAATATATGATGGAAGAAGTGATGCAAGTGCTTCTACTCCAAAAGCAGACCCTATATTGTTACAAGCAGCAGATGATTCTACTTCTGTTTATTTTGCATTATTAGGTGGTACTACTATTACTTATGGAGCAGATGATTTACAATTTATATTCCATATTGAATATAGATAGATGTCTATAATAGCAGACATTAAAAGACATGAAGGCTATTCTAAAAAGGTTTACAAAGACACACTAGGTTATGACACAATAGGGATAGGCTTCTTGGTATCTTCATTAGAATTAGATGAAGATGTTTGTGATATTATTCTTGAAAGAAGGTTGATCAAGAATGAAAGAGTTTTAGAAAGAAAACTTTTATATTACAGAGATTTGCCACAGCCTGTTAAAAATATCCTACAAAATATGTATTATCAATTAGGCAATAGATTGTTCAAGTTTGTTAAAACATTGCATTATGTTGAGAATCACAAGTTTCAAGCAGCAGGCATAGAGATGCTTGATTCATTATGGGCTAAACAAACACCTAACAGAGCAAAAGAATTAAGTGAAGAAATGAGAAATTGTGAATAAAAAAGACACAGAAGTTGTGATTACACATTTAGAATACATCAAAGAAAAAGTTGATGCAAATTACAATCATTTAAAAGAATTGAATGGCAGAGTTAGAAAGAATGAAGTATCTATTTCTTGGATCAAAGGGATAGGCTTAACAGTTACATTTGTAGTATCATCATTTATAACTTACTTTATGAAGGAGTAAAATGGGCTTAATATGTCCTGTTTGTTTTTCAAAGCAATTAAGAAAAGATGGTTGGGTACATGAAAAACAGAGATGGTTATGTAAAAAATGTATGGGCAAAACTATATGTCCTTTAAACTCTGATGATGCAGAGATACTAACAGAAAATGTAAAACTTGCAAAACAAAAGCAATCCTACCAAGACCTTAATAGAATAGAAAGAAAAACCTTTAGAGAATATGCAAGGGTAGAAAATGCTGTTGGTATGTACAGCAATAAATTAGCACAGATTTTTGACAAATATCAATTAAACAAACTTACTAAATCACACAAAAGAACTTCATCAGCAGTTGGTGTATTGCAGTTTAGTGATGTGCATTTTAATGAATTGGTTGATTTAGAGCATAATAAGTATGACTTTAGTGTTGCATCTAAAAGATGTAAATACTTTGTTAAAAAGGCTATTATGTACTTTAAATCACAAAATATAAGCAATATACTAATAGCACAAACAGGTGACCTGTTAAATAGTGATAGAAGATTAGATGAATTGTTATCAATGGCTACTAATAGAGCAAAGGCTACTTTTTTAGCAGTAGATATATTTCAACAAGTGATTTTGGATTTAAATAAACATTTTAATGTATCAGTTGCATCAGTTACAGGCAATGAATCAAGAGTAAAAGATAATTGGGGCTGGAGTAAAATGTTAGCATCTGATAATTATGATTATACTATATTTCAAACATTAAAGTATTTATTTAAAGATAGTAAAGTTAATTTTATTAATGGTGATCCTACTGAATTAGTAGTTGAGGTAGCAGGTCAGAATTTATTAATGTTGCATGGTAATGGTGCAATTAAAAAAGGATTAGATACAAGTATAACACAGATTATGGGCAGATATAAAGCAAGAGGAACAAACATAGATTATGTTATATTTGGTCATATACATAGTGCAAGAGTGTCTGATAGTTTTTCAAGAAGCAGTAGCATGGTAGGTGCTAATGATTATTCAGAGAAAGCATTGAATTTAGCAGGTAGGGCATCACAAAATTGTTATATATTTTATGACAATGGTAATAGAGATGGTGTAAAGATTGATCTGCAAAACTATGATGAAGATATGTATGATATAAACAAATCATTAGAATCATATAATGCTAAAAGTCATGACAAAGTAAATAGTGGAACAACAATATTTAAAGTGGTAGTATAATGGATTGGTTTGATATAGTAGATAGATATGGCATTGCAGTTGCAATGAGTGTTGTGATGGCTTTGTATATATGGAAAAGCACAAAGTTTATACAAGATGAATTGACAAGAGAATTAAGAGAATCTTTTGGTAGATTAGAAGGCATATTGGTTAAGTTAATTGACCAACAAAAGAAGATGCAGTTAGAACAAAAAGGTATTGAAAACTCTTACAAAACATTAGTAGAAGTTATTGCTAAATTAAGTGGCAATGGATTAAGAGAAAAGTTTTTAAGAATGCAGGAAAGAAATGATAATAAAAAATATTAGCACAAGATGTCTTATATTATTATTATGGATATTAGATAAATTAGTGATGTTCCTATTATTTACATTAAGCAGAATATGACAAAAGATAAACAAATAGATATATTATGGAAGGCAGTAAATAAACAAGGAAGATACATAGAGCAACTTGAAATACAGGTTGCATCTTTAAAGAAAGATTCACATCCTCCTATCTTCAAAGAATCACAATATAATAATTTGGTTCAAAGATTAGAGTTTGTTGAAGCATTTATAAATCAATTAGAATTAATAAGCAAAGGAGAAATGAACTAATGGAATTTTTAACTAACAACTTAACATTATTAGCAGGTGGAACAACAGCAGGTTTAGTATTATGGTTACTTAAAAGAATACCTAATCATAAGATATATGATACAGTAGAGAATTGTGCATATGCTTTAGGTAATTTAATGACATTGAGATTATCTAAAATGAAGTGGACTAAAGACCTATGGAATGCTACAATAGAACCATACTTTATTGACTTAATAGATAATACTGTTGGTGCATTTATCAATGGATTTATCAATGGATTAAGGAGTGATAAGTAATGTTTCAAGTATTATTAGGCAAATGGATTGCTAAAAAAGGTGGTGTAACTGCATTGCTTATAGTTGGTGACCTTATCACAAAGATTACTAAATCAGAGAAAGATGATAAGATGTGGAAGAAAATCAGACCTATTATAAAGAAGTATAGATAGTGTCATACAACATAGCAGATATTAAAAATAGATTAAGTGGATTCTATCAAAGAGTTATAAAAAACATTATAAGTTTAGGTGATGATAGCACATTAGAATCTGATCTAAAACCACTAAAGGTTGGTGAAAAAAATACACCTATTGAATTATCTGAATCTGAAGTAAATGTAAGAGGTACAATTAATGCAGAAGCAATCAATGTTAAAGGCTCTGCTGTGCAAACAGGAACAGATGCAGGTGCTACACAATTAAGTGAACTATCAGATGTAACTTATTCATCAGGTGATTTAACAATAACTGATTTAGATACTATAGTTTCTAGTGGTGATGTAACTGTAGATTCAGGTGGTAAGATTAGTTTAGATTCTACTAATGATTCAAATGGTGCAATAGATGGAACTACTTTCAAAACAGCAGGTACTGAATTTGCTGCAATAACTTCACATCATGCACTATCAACTTTAACTTTATATGAAGCAGGTGGTTCAAGCACAGATGACTATTTTACAATATCAGTAGATGCAGCAGGTGCAACTACTTTAGAAACTGTAGATGCAGGTGGTTCAGCAGGAAATATAACTTTAAATCCTGATGGTGGTGTACTTGTATCAGGTGCTGATTTAACATTAGATGCTACAAAAGAAGTTGTATTAGATGGTAGTGGTGGACACACAAAAATATCAGAATCAGTAGCAGATTTTATGAATTTTCAAGTTGGTGGGGAAGATTTGATGGCTATTCAAGAAAAAGCATCTACTTCAGTTGCACAATCAAGCAAAATATGGTCAAATTGTCCAATTCTTTTAAAAGATTTAGGTGGAGTAGCAGATACTCCTGCAAGTGGATATGGTGCTTTATATGTTAATAGTGATGTGTTATATTTTAAAACAGATGGTGGAACTGCAAGCAATTTATTAGCAGGTGGTGGAACTACAAGATGGACAAGAAATACAGGTGGATATATAACAAACAAAACAAGCACAACTTTATATTATTTTCAATACAGACCTAATAGTGAATTTTGGAGCAATTCAGATTCATCTCCTACATCAATCAATCAATATGATGCTCCTGCTTGTCAGTTTCATGCTCCTGCAGATGGAACACTAACCAATATAACTGCTTCAGGATATGTTAATGATACAGGAGCAACAGATCCATTTAAATTTTATGTATATAAAGGAACTCCTGCAAATGATGCTACAAGCACAAGTTTAACTTTAATAGGAACTTCAGATGCTCCTGCTACAATTTCAAGTGCAGGAAAAACATTTTCTATAAATACAGATATTAGTTCAAGTAATTCTTTTTCTGCAGGAGATGCAATATTTATTATGTGGAAGAAGGATAGCAATACAGGAAGTCAAGATGTTTATTTTAGTATAACAATTAGTGGAGAATATGACTAATGGATTTAATTGATAAAAAATCTGAAAAATATTTAGATGTAGCAAAAGATTCAAATGAATCTTCAGATGCAGTCTTATTAAGAGAAATTGTAGAGAAAGTCAATGAAATAGTTGAATGGATTAATAATCAATAAGAATCATTGATTGTGCATAAATAATTTATATGTATAAAAATAAAAATAATATGTTATATTATAATCAAATAAAAGGTAAAAATTAATGAGTTTGACTAACAAATCACCATCAGAAACATACAAAGATTTAATGTATGTTGATAATTCTAATAATGGTGTAGATTCTACTAAAAGAGCAGTTAAGTCAGGTGAAGGTTCATCTTCAGCAATTAGTGTATCAGATAGAGGATTGTTAGTTAAATCAGCAACTGATAATACATCAGCATTAGATGTGCAAAATTCAGGTGGAACAAGTAAGTTTTTAGTTGATACTACAAACAATTATGTCAAAGCAAATGGTGTTCATGTAAACACACAATATAAAACTTTTTCATTAGATGCTAACATAACATCAGCAAATACAGCAGGTTATCATTATCCATTGTCAGCAACAGGCAATTATTTAGGATATGGTGGTTTGGCAGATCAAGTAAATGCTTTAGGAAATGGAACTGACCCTGCAACTTCAGTTACTTTTTCTGATAGTGCTGATAACAAGGCAAGTAATTGGACACCATTAATATGGTATGTTCCTGATGCAATTACAATAGATTCAGTTGTTGCATTAGAAGGTGCAGATGCAGCAACAGGAGATACTACAAGGTTTCATTTAATGGGTTATGATTTTACATCAGGTGCATCAGCAGGACTAACTAATGGTGTGTTGTTAGCACATAATTCAGATACAACTAATGCAGGTGATGAACAAATATATAAAAGCACACTAACAATAGATAGTGCAAATGTAAGTGCAGGACAAGTAGTAATAGCAACTTTTGAATCAGATTCAATTAATTCAGATTATAGTTACCAAATGATAGTTAAATATCACATTACAGGTTAAGGAGCAATATGGCAGATAAAAAATTACAAGCAAATTTAACATTATCTACAGATACAGATTATGATTGTACTTATTCAGATACATTTGAAGATGTATTTGTAAGTAATTTTGTAGTTGAAAATCTTGATAAGTTTACACAAATACAAGAAGGAACAAGAACAAAAGGATTAGGTAGTATAGAAACTGCAAAAGCAGTATTGATTAAGAATACAGGTAATATATGTGCAGAGATCCTTATAACAGCACAAGATTATAAAGATACAAGTTCAGTTGATGCTGCTAACAATGTAGATGTTGGTGGTGGTGGTGCAACTAAATTAAGAAGTTTTTCAATGCTATTACCTGCACAAAGATTTGTGTTTTTACCTAATACAAGAATGATTAGTTATTCATCAACAGATGATACTTCTGATGGTAGTCTTATTTATCAATCAGCAGCAAATGCACCTGTAGGTGCTGTTTCTATAGAACCTAAAGATATTAATAGTGGTAATAGTTATAGAGATGTTAGGCTAATTAATAGTGCTACTTATGGAACAGGTACAGCAGTTTTAGTTAATGATGGTGATGCTACTGCAACTTCAACAGAACTAACTGTAGATGACCACCATTGGCTTAAAGAAGGTGACAAATTGATGATGATAGTTGGAGGTGTTAAAGAAATAGTACAAATAACATTTATGCAAAGTGATACTACAATAAAAATATCAAGAGCATTAGATGGCTCTAAAGCAGTAGTTATTGCTGATAATACTACATTAGTATATGCTTTCCATAATGGATATTTACCATTTGATACATCAAGAGTTCAAACAGATGCTAATGGTAGATTTAAGCAGCATGGTGCATTCTTTGGTTATGCAAGAACAGCAGATGCAGTAGTTGATGGTTTAGTTCCTGGATCTGTAAGCATAGGTCCTTTTTATACTGAAGGTGGATATTTAGATTGGGGATTAAGTGGTTTGACTGCTAATACAGAAACAGGTAGCAGAACACTCAACGATCCTATGTTTGACAAATTGACAGAAAGTGAACAAGCTAATTTATTAAAAACTCAGAACTTGATGAGACAAGA